GCCCCGGTCCGTCGAAGCAGCTATCGTCGTCGACCTGGCTCGCAGTCAGGACATCCACGTTAGCAGTCTGCGGCAAAAAGGATTCGCTCAGGATTTGTTTGGCTGCCCGGTGGTCTGGGACGCCGATGAGTTTAAGCTGGCACTTTAACGGGTTTACAAAAGAACTTTTCTAAACGTTCATGGAGAAGCCATGTCGGCCATTTTGCTTAGTTCGGATGCGGTTCGTTTCAAGGACCCATGCAAGGAAAACGCTCACATGCACTTGTGGTGGGCTGAGGGCGGGTTGATTCACTGGAACGATCTGGACGCCACCGGTCGGGACGATGAAAAGTACGGCTCGATGACCGTCCAGGATTGCCTGATTCGATTGAAAGGCATCAACGACATGATCGGCAATCATCGCACCGGCAAGGGATGGAACCATCCCAGCGAGATGACCGCGTATCGCGGCTACATTGACGCTATGATCGCATTGTGCGAAAAGGCCAAGCGTCAGGGCATGCCTGACGACAAGCGGCACGTTAAGCAGATGGTCAGGGAGATTCGGGAAAAGCGCAGCAGCCGCACCGTTGTTCCCGGCCTCAAGGACATTGCCTGGTAAGGAGATTCACATGGACGACAGACAAGCTTTCAAGTTCGGCTTCATGCTCAAGTGCATCGACAATGGACTGACCACGCCGGGCGAGATGCTGACTGCGGTCAAGCAGGCGGAAGCCGCCCTGGACGCACCGGTCAAGCAGGCTGAGGGTCTTATGCCGATGTTGGGCAGTGCCTGGAACGGTGCCACCGGTCTGGCCAATACGGCATTGTCATGGGGCATCCCGCTCGCCCTGGCGGCACCGCCGCTGCTCGGAGCCGGCATTGGTCATCTGGCGGCCAAGGCGCAGGACATTAGCGACCAGGACGTCGACGAAGCCAAGAACAACGAGTTGATCGAGGCTTACGGCCGCGAAGCCGCACGATCCCGCAGAGAAGGCGTGATTCGTCGTCAGACGAAACCCAAATCGATCACCGGGCGTCCGATGTTCTAACCGAGGCGATCGTGTCTTCACTCATCAAGTTCATGAATCAGGTCGACGGCGGCGAGCGTGGCCGCCTGCATTGGAACCGCGCCGACGTGGACGGGGCTCCTTATCGTGGGCATTTTCCGATTACCGGCACAGCCGAAGAGCTTGAGCAGCGGCTGACCCGCGTCAGCGACTCGCACAATCGCATCTTTGACACCAGTGACCCCCGCGAGAACAAAGAGTACATGGCGGTCATGGACAAGATCACCAATGGCTGGGCACAGTGCCTGCACCGCCATCACGAACATCTGGTGGAAAAGATCAAGGGAACCGATGGAATTGTCCGAACCCGCCTGCGGGTGATAATCTATGTGGAATGGTCTGAGTATTACATGGAAGACGGAAAACCGAACCTGGCCCAGCGGCCTTATGTTGGGAGACCCAATGACGATTGATCCTTTTGCCACGGCATCGCGGTTGGCCAAGACCGCAGTAGACAACACGGCGGTCAATGCCGTCAACCAGTTGAACATGGAAGCAGTCCTGCGTGATGCAGCTGGACTCGGCCTGGCGGGTCTCGGTATTGGAGCCGGCGCTCGCGGGCTGACCGGCTTGTACAACACCACGGCCAGGCGCAAGAAGAATCCGTATCCCGGAGCCATGCTCACCAGCGTGCCCATCCCCGTAGAGGCGGGGGCCATGGGCAAGGCCGGAATGGTCGACAGCTACCAAAATCACTGGTCTTACGCGCCGACGCTGGCAGTGGCCGGCGGTTTGGGTTTGTACGGCGGCTGGAAAGGCGTGGATGCGTTGTTGTCCAAACGACGGCAGGACGCCAACGAGCAGGATGTGGAAGATGCCCGGCAGGATTTTGAGCGGTCTCTGGTGGAAAGCTACCCCAAGGCGAGAAAGCCGCATGGTGTGACGTCTATTGATGCGGGAAAGCTGGCCGGAGATCAACAGGACACGGCTTTGCAGCTGGGCAGCGCCCTGGACGCCCTGTACGACAAGCTGCAGGAGAAACAGGCCAGCGGTCTGGCGAGCTGGAATTTCGGCGGGCTGGCTGATCCCAACATGACCCAGCGCGTGGCTCAGCTTTATCTGTTATACGGCCTGGGCAGCGGCGGTCTCGCCGGCAAGGCGATGTACGACGCGGAGACGAAGCAGAGTGGACCAAAGGTGTTGCAGAAGGCAATTGATCGCCGTAATCGCCGGATGTATTCCCAGCGGCCCAGCGAAGTCATGGCCATGCCCAAGCCCGTTCCAGTGTCGGAAAACTTCATGTCGCCCGGCGGCGGTGCTGACCGTGACATGCAAGCCGAGGCCGACCCGTCCGAGAAGTCGTTGCTGGGACACGTGCGCAATTCGATCGGCGACTTGTTTCACTAGCCATGGATGATTCTCCTTACAACCTCATGCCCAGTGAACCCGATCTGCTTAGCGGACCTGGGCCGATTGCGCCGCCGGCAGCATCGCCCAAGCCCAAGGAGCCGGCGGGCTTGCGGAACTTCGGAGACATCGACGCCACCCGCAAAGCGATATACGACAACGTCTACGACGCGGCTCTCAATCTCAAGCCAGTGTCCAATCTCAAGCACACGCTGTCGTTGCGAGACGTCCAGTGGATGGATGGCGATACGTTCAGCAAAAAGGATCGCAAGGAAGCCAGCTTGCGAGGTGACACGCTGGGACGTCGTCTGCGGGGCACCTGGGTGTTGACCGACAACAACAGCGGCAAGGAGATGGACAGGCGGCCCATGACATTGTTTAAGGTGCCGCATTTGACTGAGGGCGGCACGTTCGTCAACAAGGGCAACGAATACGCCCTGGTGCATCAGTCGCGACTGCTGTCCGGCCCGTTCACTCGCACCAAGGAAAACGGCGAGATCGAGACGCACACCAACGTGTTGGCCGGTGGACCCAGCCATCGGTATTGGCTGGACCCGGAAAAGGGCCGCTTTTTCATTAAGATGGGCAACGCCAACATCCCATTGATGCCGTTGCTTAAGACCATGGGGGCCAGCGACAAGGAAATTCGTGATGCCTGGGGACCGGAACTGCATCAGACCAACTCTGTCGTGGGCAAGGACGAGCAGGCGCTGCACAAGCTCAAGGACAAGGTACTGGGCGGCAAAGTCGAAGGCTCGCTGGATGATGCCATCCGAAAAGCGTTCGAAGGAATGACGCTTGACCCGGAGGTCACCAAGCACACACTCGATCATCCGCATCAGAATCTCAACAAAGATGCGATGCTGTCGATTACTCGCAGGCTGTTGGCGGTCAGTCGCGGCGAATCACCTCCCGACGATCGCGATCACCTGGCTTACCAGCGGTTTCTCGGCCCCGAGGATCTGTTCCGCGAGCGGTTGGCTAAGGATCGGGCCGGCGTGCAGCGGCAGCTGCTATACAAGGCCGGCTTCAAAGGTGATCTGCAATCCATGCCGACTCGCCCGCTGCAGGGTCAACTGGATTCGGCGCTGCTGGACTCGGGGCTCGGCCGGTCGCTGGAAGAAATCAACCCCGCCGAGATCCTGGACAAGAACACCCAGGTCAGCCGCATGGGCGAAGGCGGCATTCCCAGCTACGACGCCATCCCGGACGAAGCCCGGTCGGTGCAGCCCAGCCACTACGGATTTATCGATCCTTTGCGGACCCCGGAAAGTTTTAAGGCTGGTGTAGACACCTATCTGGCCGGCAATGCCCGCAAAGGTTCAGACGGCAAGCTGTACGGCAGCTTTACTGACGTCAACACCGGCAAGACGGTCTACAAAACGCCGCAGGAGATTGCCGATACCACCGTCACGTTTCCTGGAGCCATGGGTTTGCCTTACAAGCGCATTCCGGCCATGCAGGGCGGCCGGCTGACCTGGGTCAAGAAACGCGACGTAACGTTGACGTTGCCGCAGTTTGAGCATGCGTTCAGCCCACTGGACCATTTCATTCCGCTCAAGAGCATGCTCAAGGGGCAACGTGCCAGCATGGCCAGCCGTATGAGCACTCAGGCCCTGCCGGTGATTGGCGCTGAGTCGCCGCTGGTGCAGAACGCCGTGCCCGGCAGCAACGGCAATCGCAGCTACGAGGATGAGTACGGCAAGCACATGGGTGCCATGTTCGCCGACAAGGGCGGCCGGGTGCTGGACGTGACGCCCGAAGGCATAAAGGTCAAGCACGACGATGGCACGACGGCCACGCTGGAGCTGTACAACAATCATCCGTACAACCGCAAGACGTTCATCCACCAGACGCCGACTGTAAAACCCGGTGACCGGTTTTCGCAGGGTCAGTTGATGGCCCACTCCAACTTCACCGACAAGAAGGGTGCTTCGGCGTTGGGGCTTAACGCCCGTGTGGCGTATCTGCCGTGGGGCGGGCAAAACTTTGAGGATGCCACGGTCATCAGCGAGTCGATGGCCAAGCGGATGACCTCCGAGCACATGTATCAACACGGTCTGGAAATCAGCGACCAGCACAAGATCGGCAAGAGCAACTACATCTCATTGTTTCCCGGCCGTTATGATCGCAAGACACTGGACAACATGGACGATCGCGGTGTGATCAAGGTCGGCACCACGGTAAAACACGGCGATCCGTTAATCATTGCCGCCGAACAACGCGAGCACTCGGCCAACAAGATTCACAAGAAGCGGCAGGCTCCTTTCGCCGACGCCAGCATCACCTGGGATCATCACGACGAGGGTGTCGTCACCGACGTGGTCGACGGCAAGGACGGCCCGGTGGTGGTGGTCAAGAGCAAGCACCCGACGCAGGTCGGTGACAAGATGTGCTTCGACACCGAGACACGAGTGCTGACGAAAAACCGTGGATTTGTTTCCGTGGCGGATGTGACGGTCGATGACTGGGTAGCCACGCTGAACGCGTCCGAACAATTGGAGTGGCAGCGACCGACACACGTTTGGGCGTACGAGCACAAAGGTGAGATGTACAAGCTCGTCACCAAACATCTTGACATGCTGGTGACGATGGACCACCGTTTGTGGGTGTCACGTCCAGGCGAGCCATACAGCGCGGTGACGGCCCGCGAGTTTTATGCGTCCAAGGGCGAATGGCAGTTTAAGAAGGACTGCGCTTGGGTCGGACAAGATCAGCCGTTCTACGCGTTCCCCGTCGTTGACGTGAAGCACCGTAGTGATCGCGTCGTACTCGATCGCGTTGCGATGGATGACTGGCTGGAGTTTTTAGGCTACTACATCGCCGAAGGCTGGTGCGTCGGTAATTATGTCAAGATTGCACAGTTTCGTGAGTCGCCGCACTTTACTGCGATTCGTGATGTCATCGACCGACTCGGTTTACCGTTCTACTACAACGAAGGTGACCAGCGTTTTGAACTCGGCAATGCCTGGCTGGCTGCACAACTCGCACCGCTGGGCGACAGTTACACCGAGCGAGTGCCTGAATACGTTCAAGAGCTTCCACCACGGCAGCTTGGTGTTTTCTTCGACGCTTACCTGGCAGGCGATGGGCACAAAGGTGACTGCTGGGAATACAGCACGTCGTCCGAGCGTTTAGCGTACGACATGCAGTTGATCTGCTTGAAGCTCGGCTGGTGCGCGTCCGTCAAGGAAGTCACACGGACTGACAACTGGGCCAAAGAACGGCACTGGCGAGCCCGGATCAACCGTCGACACTTGCGACCGTGGTGGAAGAAAGGCAAGGCTAACACTTACGAGAGTGTCGAAGAGACCGTCGTCGCTTATGACGGCATGGTGTATTGCGTCACTGTTCCGAATCACACCCTTTACGTGGAAAGGAGGGACAAAACGTACTGGTCGCAAAATAGCGGCCGGTACGGCTGAGGTGATAAAGGTGTCGTCTCCTCGATCATCCCCGACGCCCAGATGCCACACGACAATGGCGGCAAGCCGTACGAGGTTCTGTTAAATCCTTTAGGTGTGATTAGCAGGTGCTACGACGACCAAACGGAGTTCCTTACCGAACGAGGCTGGGTGTTCGGGAAAGACGTCACGACCGCAGATCGGTTCGCGTGCTATCACACGCCGACTGGCAATCTTTACCTGTTGGACCAATTGGAGGCGTTCCACGCCGCCCCGTACAAGGGGCCGATGTTACGTTTTCAGAACAAGCTGATGGACTTCTGTGTCACGCCGAACCACCGTATGTGGGCCAAGTGCGGCTACCCTGGAGCAACATGGCAAGAGGTGCCCGCTTCCCGCATAGCGTTCCACGACTGGGTTGTCCCCGTTGCCGGTAATCCGGTCAAAGGCACGGACGAGCCGTTCGTGCTGCCGCAGATTGACCGACAAACTAAGGACAGCCGCAGTGACCGGAGCCTGATCGAGATCGACCCCGGCGATTGGGCCGAGTTCCTGGGATGGTACGTCGCTGAGGGCAACGTCGACGACAAGGTCCACGTCTCCCAAAGTCATTCGGCTAATGCAGCTAACTGCCGGCACATCGTCAAGTTGTTGAAGCGGCTGCCGTTCGCGTGGAACTACAACGAAGATAACACGCAATTCCACGTTACCTCAAAACGGCTGTGTGACTATATCAAGTCGCTCGGACTGGGACTGTGTGCCGACAAGTTCATCCCGGAGTGGGTGTTCAAGCAGAGTCCAGCCACGCGGCAGCGGTTTCTTGATGGCTACCTGGCCGGCGACGGCTGCAAGGATAGCTCAGAGCGTGCTCGTGATTATACTGGCGCAGGGACGATGTCGCCTCGTCTTGCGGCGGATCTTCAACGGTTGCTGATTTATCAAGGCGTATCGTCTAACGTGGCGTTGCAGCCTGCGTCGAGTATGTGGCGTACGGCCATCTACCTGAAAAAGCATCGGGTACTGGAGGCACAGAATTGGAAGAAGGTTCAATACGACGGTACGGTGTACTGCCCCACTGTACCGACCGGGTACGTCGTCACCCGTCGTAACGGGAAAATGCTGATCGCCGGCAACACCAACCCCGCTCAGTGGGCGGAAGCCAAGCTGGGAGCCATTGCCGCCAAGACCGGCCGATCGTTCAAGGCGGAGGATTGGGACCCGAACATCCCCGATCGCATCGCCTGGGTTGAAAAGCTGATGCAGCAGCACGGCTTGCCCGACACCGAGGACGTAATCGATCCCAAGAGCGGTAAGGCGATCCACGGAGTCTACACCGGCAACCGGTTTTTCATGAAGCTGCACCACACCGCCGAAAGTAAAGGCCAGGGGCGTGGCGGCGGCGCTTACTCGTCTGATGAGACGCCGGCCAAAGGCGGCGAAACAGGCTCTAAGCGTATCTCCCTGCTGGACTCCAACGCATTGCTTAGCCACGGGGCCACACAGGTGCTGCGGGACGCCGGGGCCATTCGCGGGCAGAAGAACGACGACTACTGGCTGCAGTTCATGCAAGGCTTCACGCCCAGGGAACCCCGCGTTCCGATGGTGTACAACAAGTTCATCGCCCAGCTTAAAGCCTCCGGCATCAACGTCGTGCGGGACGGCTCGCAGCTGCACGTCATGGCGATGACCGACAAGGACGTCGACACTCTGGCCGGCGATCGTAACCTCAAGCACGGCGACACGGTGCATTTCGACAAGGGACTGGAACCGATCGAAGGCGGCTTGTTCGACTCAGAGCTGACCGGCGGCCATCACGGTACTAAATGGGCAGCCGTTCCGCTTAGCGAGGCGATGCCCAACCCGGTGATGGAAGAACCCATCCGCCGTGTGCTGGGTTTGACCGGCAATGAATTCGAGGACACGCTGGCGGGCAAGCACACCCTGCCCGACTACGGGACCGGACCTTCGGCTATCGCCAAGGCGCTGGGCAAGGTCAACGTCGACAGCGAGCTGGCCAAGGTCAGGGCGACGATCGAGCACGGCAGCAAATCCAGTCGTGACGCGGCGATTCGCAAGCTGGGCTATCTCAAGAGCGCCAAGAGGCTGGGCATTCATCCCAAGGACTGGATGATGAGCCGCGTGCCGGTGCTGCCGCCGCAGTTTCGCCCCGTCAGTCTGATGAGCGGCAGCAACGTGCCGCTGGTGGACGATCCCAATTTTCTCTACAAGGAACTGCACGAGGCTGACAAGAATCTGGGCGAGATGAAGCAGCAGCTCGGCGACGAAGGTGTCGGCGCTGAGCGGCTGGCTGTCTATAACGCCTTCAAGGCAGTCACCGGTCTGGGGGAGCCGATTACACAGCAGAGCAGGGACAAAGAAGTTCACGGCATTCTCAGAAGCATCTTCGGCTCCAGCCCCAAGTTCGGCACTGTCCAGCGCAAGTTGATTTCCAGCACGGTGGACAACGTTGGTCGGGCTGTCATAACGCCCAACCCGGACCTGGACATGGACAGCGTCGGCTTGCCCGAGGATCGGGCTTTTGACGTCTACAGCCGGTTCGTCGTGCGGCGGCTCAAACGACAGGGCATGCCGATGATGGCAGCGTTACAGGAGATTAAGGACAAAGGAAAGCTGGCCCGCAAGGCGTTGGAAGAAGAAATGGGCGAACGCCCGGTCATCATCAACCGGGCTCCGGTGCTGCATCGTTTTGGCATCATGGCGTTTCGCCCCAGGCTGACTAAAGGCAGCACACTGCAGATCTCTCCGCTGGTGGTTAAGGGATTCAACGCCGACTTCGACGGCGACGCCATGCAGTATCACGTTCCCACCGACGAAGCCGCCCGCGTCGAAGCCCTGGAACGGATGCTGCCCAGCCATTCGCTTTTGAGCCCGGCGGATTTCAAGTCGCCGGTGCATGTGCCCAGTCAGGAGTATGTCGGCGGGATTTACGCAGCCAGCACCAACAAGAGCAAACGGCCTGAGCGCACGTTTCGGTCCAAGGCGGATGCAATCGCCTCGTGGTTGAATAAAGAGATCGAAATCGGCGACGCCGTTCACATTCTGGAAGAGCAAAAATAGACGAGCTTGGCGGATTGCGCCGAGCCGGTTACACTAAAATACGTCCACGGACGGTAACTTTCGCAAGGAAGCGAATCATGAGCAACCAGCATCTTGTCAATCCCGAAGCAATCGCCATGGCCATTCAGGCTGTGGCTGGTTTTTCTAAGCAGGCGTTTGTCCCGGCCGGAGATCCGGCAATGGACCCGTCAGCGGCAGGTGGCGGCGCTGGCGCTCCTCCCGGTGGCGGTGGTGGCGCTCCTCCCGGCGCTGCTCCCCCTCCCGGCGGCGATCCCTCCGGCGGTGGTGGTGGCGGGGCACCTCCGCCGCCTCCGCCTCCCGACACGGGAGCAATCGTCCAGCAGGTCATGCAGCTGATCCAGTCGCAAGGAGGCATGGGCGGCGGCGGTGGCGGCATGGAGCCGATCAAGCCCAAGATCGACGTCAACGTGACATTGTTGCAGATCCTCAAGATTCTGGCCAAGATCGCCGACACGCTGGGCGTCCAGATCCCCGCCAGTGAGATGGTGGCGACCCAGAGCGATTTGACCAACTTCGGCATGCAGCAACAGACCGGCGCGGCTGGTGGTCCAGCTGGCGGGGCCGGCGGAGCTGGCGGCGCAGGCCCAGGCAGTGCCATCTCGCCGATTCAGCCGATGCAGGGCGCAAGCCCACAACTGGCCGGCGGCAAGAGCGCTTCCTATGCGGCCGAAGGTCAGGCGTTTGACACCGAGAAGCTGGGTCAGGTCAGCAATCGGGCGTCAGCTATTCGTGCCTTTTGGAATGCTCGAAACACCAAGCCGGCGGCGTAGGCATGAAGCTGCACGTCATTTCCAGAATCGGTGAACCTCCGTTGGAGCTGGACGCATCCCAGTTCCTGGCGTTCAACGACGACGGTACGCCAATTGTCGTTGCAGCGGAGTACGGCACGCAGGGCGCTATAAGCGTCTGCCATGCCGGTGAAGGCCAGGAAAAGTTTAATCGTACGCTTCATAATCTAGGTTACGGACGGCACAAGGTCATCGTTGACCGCTTGTCGCTGCCGCAGCCGCCATCCGGGGCTTCGCTGATCAGCAAGCCTGGCGGTTTTTAAGGAGTTCATTCATGGCCAAGCAACAAGCCCCATCTGTCGTGCAAGTCGCCGACTCGGGGGCACCCCGCAATCCGAACATGACGGCGGATGCCGCCTACTACGCTCCCCGAGGAGCGTCGGCAATCAACAACCGAAACGCCATGACCCGACGTGGTCGACCCGGTGGTCCGTTGCAGACTGCCCGAACGCCGGTGCAGCTGGCCGGCGATACCAACACGGATCAGTATTACCGCTCGGGAGGCTCGGCCCGTAGCCAGATGGGGCAGCCCAAAGGTCCGGTGGACGTTCCCATGGAACCCCTCAAGCGCATGCGGGATGGCACCTTGGTGCCGGCCGACTCCCGTCGCGATCCTCGTATTGCCGGACAGGTATACCAGGCTGCCGGGGCTGGTGACGTGGTCACGCCGATCCGCGTGAAGGATAAGAGCGGCGTTACGGCAGCCGCTGACGCGATCTTCGCGGCCTTAGCAGACGGCGGCACGCATCCGATCTATGTGGAAGTGTTCACGCCTGAGTGCGAGCGCCGCATTCAGGCGGCGATCGATTTGGGCATCGCTCGCAGTCGGGCCACCGAAGAGCAGGCCCAGCGCATCAAGCTGGTGCCGGCGGTTAAGGACGGAGCCGACCTGGCCCGGCAGATGTTCGGCAAGGTGCGGCCGCCCCCGATTGTCGAAGAGCCCGATTCGTCGGCAGTGCAGCTGGGCGACTTTTCCTCCTTCGTCAAGGGCGGTGAGGGGATGGCCGAAGACGACTCAGTGCCGGTCAGCACGGGCCGGTCACTGGACCCGGTAGTGACGGCAGCCCACAACGCGATGGGTTTGGAGGGCGAAAGGCCCCACGGCCCGATCGGCAAGGGCGGCAAGCGGCCCAAGGGCAAGAAAGAAACCGTGCAGGTGCAGACGGTGCCCACGCAGTCGGCGGCAGACGAAGATCCGGTGGTGGCGGCCGCCAAAGCTGAATCCGCCGAGCCGGTTGCGGTTGAACGGCACGATCCGTTGGCTGATTTGTCCAATGACATGGACGAGAAATGATTTGCGGGGGAATCCATGAGGCGGCCGCCGGACTCCAGACGGCGGTCGCCTATTACAAATCAATTTTTGCAGAGTAGGCAATGAACGGTGCAGACGACCCTGGGACAACTTCTGGTCAACGATGCCCTTCCCGAGGACATGCGAGACTACGATCGCACCTTGGATAAAAAATCGCTGGGCAAGCTTCTTGGCGACGTAGCCCGCCGGTACCCGGACCGCTATCGCGATATCTCCCACAAGATTGCCAACATCGGCCGGCAGGTGGCCCAGGATACGGGAGGCTTTTCGTTTGGTCTCAGGCATCTGCGCAAGAGCCAGGCATCAACCGACTTTCGCAATCAGATTGAACCCAAGATCCATCGCATTCTAGACGACGACACGCTGGACGATAACAAGCGTGAGCAGTTGTTGATCCGCACGGTCGGCGACAGACAGAAAGAGCAGCAGGAAGCCGTCTTCAACGAAGCCAAGGCCAACGACAATCCCCTGGCTCACCAGCTGGCCGGCGCTGGCCGGGGCAACAAGATGAACCTGTCCAGCCTCCTGGGCTCGGATATGCTTTACGCCGATCACCGGGGCAACGTCATTCCGGTGCCGGTCATGCGGAGCTACAGCGAGGGTCTTCGCCCCTGGGAATACTGGGCCGGCTCCTACGGTGCCCGTAAGGGCGTCATAGACGTCAAGTTTGCCACCCAGGACGCGGGCTTTCTGTGTTTGGCCCGTGGCACACAGGTGCGACTACCGTATGGCGAGTCCTGTAACATTGAGCAGCTCAAATCAGGTGATTTCGTCTTGGGGGCCGATGCCTCCGGTCATACGTTCCCCGTCAAGGTCACAGCCGCATTCGACAACGGGCCGAAGGACGTGTGGCGTTATCGCTTCCGCGTTGGCAAGGCCCGTGACTCATTTATCACAGTCGAGGCAACCGAAAACCATAAGGTCTTGGCGACAATGCGGCGTGGTCGGGCCGGCACGACACATGGTGACAAGAACTCGATTCTCACGCCGACGCAGCTACCCTTGAGCCGGGCCGGATTCGGATTCCGCCTGACTCCGATCCAAGGACTTGCCGACGGTTACGACCGGGCCATAGGCTCGTCCGAGCCTCGCGCATTGCTCCTGGGCTTATTGCTAGGGGACGGTGGCCTGACGGGCAGTACGGTCTACCTGTCGACCGCCGATCAGGTCCTCGTCGACTACCTACGCGATTACTTGATCACCTTGGGTTTGGAACTGCGATGGCGAGGCGAAGGCCACCCCTACGAATACGCCGTCCTAGATCGGCAACGTACCGGGCACGGACAGCGGAACCGGCTGCGAACTTGGTTGCGGAAACTGGGTGTGCTCGGCAAGTTCGCCCACGAGAAGTGCGTCCCGTCCGAGGCGTACCGATGGGACAACCCATCCGTCGCGGCGATGATCGCTGGCGTCTATGAATCGGACGGATGCGTCACGCTGACCAATAACTCGACGGTCCCCGCGATCATCCTCACGATGACGTCAGAGATCATGGTCTATACCGTCCGCGATCTATTGGCCCTACGGTTCGGCATCCACTCCTGTCCGATACGACGGGTCGATGTCGCCGAAAAGGGAAACCATGACGGGTGGTGCATCGTCATCAACAACCGCGACTCGATCCTCAAGTTCGCCCGATACATCCCGCTGCCCGGTCGCAAAGCCCAGGTGTTGGCTGATTTGCTGCAAGGGATGGAACCGCAGACCCGTCAAGACGACTTTGTTTACTCCTACGTCGAGAAGGAGTACGTCGGCGTGGTGCCAACCTACGACATCGAAGTAGACCACCCGGACCACCTGTTCGTCCTTGCCAACGGGGCGATCGTCTCGAACTCTAAGCAGCTCAACCAGGTAGCTCACCGGCTGGTCGTTGTCGACAATGATCACGAGAATCAAGGCGACAACCGCGATAACATGCGGGGGATGCCGGTCGACACCGAAGATCCGGACAATGAAGGAGCGCTGCTGGCCAAGGACACGGGGCCGTATAAACGCAACACGGTTATCACGCCCAAGATCGCCGCCGACCTCAAACACCGTGGTCTGGGTCGCATCCTGGTGCGTAGCCCGATCATTGGCGGCAGCATCGAAGGTGGCATCTATGCCCGCGATGCCGGCGTGCGGGAGAACGGTACGCTGCCGGGTAGGGGCGAGTTGCCGGGCTTGGCCGCCGTCCAGGCGTTCAGCGAGCCTTTGAGTCAGGCACAGCTCAGTTCCAAGCACACCGGCGGCGTGGCCGGCGAGGGCAAGGCGGTCAGCGGCTTTGATACCATCAGTCAGATGATCCAGGTGCCTAAAGTGTTCAAGGGCGGTGCCACTCACAGTGAAGTGGACGGACCAGTGGGACGATCCGAAGATGCTCCGGCCGGCGGCAAGTACGCCTGGATCGGCGGCGAGCGACACTACGTTGCGGCTGGTCATAACCTCACTGTCAACCCCGGTGACCGGGTGGAAGCCGGAGACGTGATCTCCGAGGGCTGGCCCAATCCCGCCAAGGTGGTAGAACACAAGGGCATTGGCGAAGGCCGGCGGTACTTCACCAAGGTGTTTGGCGACGCAATGAGCAACGCCGGCATCAAGGCTCACCGCCGCAACGTCGAGCTGCTGAGCCGTGGACTGATCAATCACGTTCGACTGACGGATGAGATGGGCGAATACGTTCCCGACGACATGGTGCCGTACTCAACGCTGGAGCACATCTACGAACCCCGCAAAGACGCTCAGGATGTAGAGCCGTCGCTGGCCCGCGACAAGTATCTTGAGAAGCCGGTGTTGCATTACTCGATCGGCACCAAGATCCGCCCGTCCGTGCAGAAGGATCTGGCGGAGTTCGGCGTCAAGAAGGTCAAGGTTCACGACAAGCCACCGCCTTTCAAGGCCGAGATGGTTCGGGGCATGGCTAACCTGGCACAAGACCCGGACTGGATGGTCCGTATGTATGGATCGGGTCTCAAGGGCTCGTTGCTGGACGCTGCCCATCGCGGCGCAGTCAGCGACGAAGAAGGCACCAGCTTCGTGCCCAGCCTGGCTAAGGCAGTAGACTTTGGGCGGCAGGGCTTGATTCACACGCCGGAGGCTGGTCTCAAAGTCAGCGCCGAGTTAAGCGGCGGCTCCGGGGGATCTGCCACGGACGGCAGCAAGCCGGCTGGCGGATCGATCTCAGCTCCTACGGCTCCGACCGCTCCAGCATCGCCGCTAGCTTCTGCAGCGCCGAAGCCCGAGCCGTACAAGCCGCAACACTTCTTTGACAGCTACAGCCCTAATTCGCTGATGGGGGGCAAGATGCTGGGCATGGAAGCCCCGCTGATCAACAAACTGGGACCGCTGGCTCCGGCGGCGATCTTTGGCAATTTGGACTACAGCGCTCTGGGTTCGCTGACAAAAGGACTATTCGGAGGACAGCAACGTGAAACAGACGGTCACCTCGACAATCCCGAGCGCTGGCTCGGCAGTCTGGCAAAGCAGCCATCTCGGCCTCAGCTACCTCCGTTGTCGACATCAGTTGCTCCTGCAAGTCCGACCCCGCCCGCGACGCCAGTCCCTGCAGTTCCTGCCCCGCAGCCTGCGGTGGTAGCGCCGGCGGCTCCGGCCCCGACGCCGGCGGCCCCGGTCATGGGACCGCCTGCTCCGGCAGCTACGACTCCGTCAACTCCGACTCCTGCCGCCGAAGAGTCGCAGCCGTCGCCGGACACTCTCAAAATTATGGCTGAGGTGACTCAGCAGATGAAAGCCGATCCTCAGATCGTCGCCATGGACAATCAGCTTAATGCCGCTGTTGCACAGCGAAATCAGTTGATTCAGCAGTACAACCAGTCCAGCGGCGCTGACTACGAAACACGCAAACAACTGTGGGATCAGCTTACACAGACGACAAACCAGGCCGAGCAGTTACTGGATTTGACGAAACAGACTAAGTCTACCAAATACGATCAGCTGATGCGTGAACGCGGTATATCCGATCAACGCACGAGTCAAATGTTGCACGCCGGTCGGATGACATTGATGGCACCTGTCGCAGTTGACGCTGCTCGTCTGGTTGCATGGAATCGCATGGCAGCGCCGGCAGCGGCTGGAGCTGCCAACACTTACCGGTTAGGCAGCAACCTGGCACGTGGCACCAGCGGCGGATATATGCCGATGAGTCGTTTTGCCTGGACAGGGAATGCTACGAGAAACGTCGAACAGTTTGCCAAGATGACGCCTTTCGCCAGAGGCGTTTCACGTACCGGTGCTGCATTGAACAAGTTAAGTCCGTATATTCCGTGGGTTATGGAAGGTGTCAACCAGATAAATTCGACCGAAGGGGCGGTGGCGGCCAACGAGGAGGTCAATCGTTCATTGATCGATCCTATCAGCGACGAGACGTGGAAAGATCCAAGCAAGTTCAATTGGCGTGATGGAATGAATTTGGGCATGACTGGCATGACAGCTGCCATGCCGACGACGTTCATCCCTGCTCGTGTTTTCGGCGATGCCGGCACAGACGCCCGCGTAGCGTTGAATCGGGGAGCAGACTATACCGGTGTCAGCAACTGGGACGGGTCGATCGAAGGTATGCCTTTGCGCATGGGAGTGAACTACGCAGTCGGCACCGGTATGCAGATCAACGACGAGAGTAAGCGAATGACTCCTACGCGTCATTCGTTTAATCCAGTCGTTGAAATCCCTGCCGGTGTAAAAGCGCTGGCCAATGTTACGCCGACTGGAACAACCGGCGTCAAGACTATCGGAGGCGGTCTAGGCGAAGCGTTATTCGGCGGAGCCCGTCGCGTCACTGATCGCATACAACAAGACACGGCCGGCGGATGGTCCGGGGGAACCGACCCGCGAGACATGTTCGCATCGGCGGATCACGGAGCCGGGCAACAGGCTGCCCGCAAGACATTGTGGGATTTTGACCGATTTCGCGTCGCCAAGTTGGAAGAGCAGGCAGCTAAAACACCAGGGGCCTGGATCGATTGGACAGCTCAAAACTCGATGGGGCAGCAAATTGGGCGAGTCGTTCGTCCGAACCCAGCCGCCAGTAACAACCCGTGATATTTGGAGCATTAGGCGGTAGGTTGTTATAGTGAAATAAACTGATGCCCTTTTCACGGACGGAAAGCAATGGCAATTACAACTGCACGGAAGCACATTACGTTCATCAAGCACGCTACGGATGCCGGTCAATTTTACACCAGCGACGCGACACCGCTGCAGCTGGTCATGCACATTCGCGGACTGGCCAAGGGTCCCGGCATCAAATGGGCGAGCATCGGCGGCGAGCAGGAGCAGGGCTTTGAGCAATCCTTCTCTTCACTTGGGTATGCCTATCTCAAGGATAAGGCTCCCCGCCTGATCGACTACATCGTCGGCTTCCAGCTGGTCGACCGCAACGACGACAACACCAAGGCTGTCGGCGTGTTCGGCTTCAAGATCGGCAAGCAGTGGCTGTACGCCCCGATCTTCTTCCTCAACGGTGATCTCAAGGGCCACGAGCTTTTGTATATCAAGAATCAGGACTCCTTCGTGCCCATGAAGGAAAACTGGGTCAACTACATCCTCAGCCGCAAGCCGCACGTCCTGGGCGAAGGCTCGGCCAAGGATACCTGGCAGCTGGGCGGCATTGCCCCCAACATCGAACGTCTCAGCTATCCGCCGCCGCACAACAAATACGGCAGTGCTCTGGAGCGACTACAGGCCAAAGCTGCTGCCGCCCGCGAAGGTCGGTCTGCGGAATCACCGCTGCCGGATTACATCCGCGTCGGCAATCGCGACGTGGCCGGTTGGGCGGTGCCGGCGCTGCCGTTGCTGGCGGCCATTGCCACCAAGCAAGCCAACTTCCTATGGCCCAACGCCCCGGCCGATCGCAAAGTTGACGTCAGCAAGCTGCCCGCCAGCCCCGTCAAGGCGGCCTTAGCCGACGTCCCACTGTCGCTGGAAGACTTCCTGGCGACCGATGTCAGCCTGCTGGAAGGAGCCTACAACATCTCCCAGCGCTACCCCGGCATCAAGGTCGCCTTCGATAAGTTCTATGGCAGCGATTTCTTCCATCGCGTCGGCCTGCGAATCAAGCAGGCAGCCGAGGAAGCCGCCAACTGCCTGATCAAAGGAGCCGAGTGGGAAACCCGCATTGCGCCGAACAAGCCGCGAAGTGAACTGGATTTTTCGCTGCTTAAGGAAGCCCAGCCGCCCGAAGATGACAAGAAGCCCAAGGTCAAGATTCTCACTGACCCGGATGTCAGCCTCACGGTCAACAAGGAACTTCCCGAGAAGGATAAAGAAAAGCTCCTGCACCACGGCTATCTGGTCAAGGACGAGCGCAAGGGCGACGAAATCAGCCATGCGTACAACACTCAAGTGCGAACGGAACTGACAAATCCGCACGAGACCGGCATCTACGAAGTGCTGGAGAAGCCCGGCGAATTCGGCCGCATGCTGGTGGTCCAGGCCCCCAGTGCCAACGACGGGCAAAAGAACTTTTGTACGGTGGTGCGATTGGGCGACGGCGAGAAGTCGTGGCTTAACGGTCACCGCACGTCGTTGTGGACCAAAACAATCGAGTCGGAGAACGATTTCCGCGAATGGTTCAAAGGTCTGGGCAACTCCGAGACGTTGTCCAAGGGCGGCACCTACCTGGCGATCAACCAGGCCGGAGAGGGCACTGTCCCGTTTGTTGTCAGCAAGGTTTACGAGGACAAGCGTTACAAGGTCGACTTCAAGGGCTACGAGGACTGGAAAGCCGGGCGTGCCAGCGGTTTGCCCAAGGTGACTGAGCCTTCGTCCTATTCCGGCGACGGCGGCTATGTCAGCAACTACGATGCTTTGCTAGTGATCAACGACCGCCCCGGCACCAAGTTGCGGGCGGCTGCCGGCACGTTGCACGTGCCCGATACTTTCAAGTTCATGAAGCTCAAAGATCCGCCCAAGCCCAAGAAAGACGACGGCGACGGTCCCAGCAAGAGCAGTATCGGCGGCCCGGTTGGTTGGGACTCAGACGGCTCAGACCCCAAGCCGATCGTCCCCGGCGACATCGGTGACATTCAACTGCTGTTCACCACCAAGACCGCGTCCATGAAGATGTGGGGCGATCACAGCGAAGTGTCCATTCAGACCATCAAGCGAGGCTGCGAGCGCATGCCGTGGCGGCATGGTCTGTTCTGTCTGATTCGCGATCACGGGCTCGGCGAAAGCGAAGCAGCCGCGATGCTCAAGCAAGCCCAGGTTCACAGCAACGGCATGAGCGGATCGCCGGTGCAGTACCGCGTCGTATACGCCAAGAGCTATCCGCGAGAAAAGACCGCAGGCTACTATCCCAGCGGCGATCTGCAGTCCGGTGGCCCCTACGCCCCAGTCATGCCGGCTCCCGAGTACGGTAGTGAACAGGTCGGCTACAATTCAGTCAACGCCATCTATCCCCAGAGCGAGCATGTGCCGGTGTCGGGGTTGGACAGCTCGCAGACTGATCCTCGGATCTATGATCCATTCCTGATGCCCGACCAGAAGGCGGTGCAGACTGCCCAGCAAGCCGGCCAGGAAGGGCAGAAAGAGGTGTTCGACACTTCGATGATCTCCGGCATGCTCAAGTCGGTGCGGCAGGACTCGCTGGTGGACCGCCACTTGCCTGACCTGATGAAAGCCGTCGACAAGCTGGGCCGGTTGCTCTTCCTTTTTTACTGGCATCAAGATGATTTCAAGGAGCGGTATGGCAAAAATTCTTTGCCGGAGATGGAAGATTCGCTGCGAAATGCCTTTGAAAGCCTCGCAGATATAGTGTTATTCCTAAAGGAGAAGACAATCGAGCCACGACTCGACGAAATACAAGACCCAGATATGGAAGAATCTGGAGACTGATCATGCAAGCACTAGACCTGCTCAACGATAGGTACAGCCGTTTGACCGTCATACGTCAAAGCAACCGCGACCTGTACCGATCACGTTCGACCGTTATCGCGAGGAAACGGCTTGAAACCCGGTAACGCTGTCCGGTTGTGTCGAGCCTGTAACTGTCAGAAGTCGTCTAAACGACTCAAGGATTTGCACCCTGAAATTCGCGGCCCGCTTATCGAAGCTGCCGACGCATTTTACTTTCACTGGCACGGAGGCCAGCACAAGTGACGCCATACGAAAAAGAATTTTCCGTGACCACCGTTGGCTCCAATCAGATCGTGGCTTTGTCTTACCCCGGCCGCTGCACGTTGGACTACATCACGATCATTCTGATCGGCGGCGGAACCGTGACCGCCGATTTGTTTAGCCGGGCGTTCGCGTCGCCGCTGGTGGCCGTGCCGGTGTACCTGATCACCAACGACGGCAACGGCTATTGCTACGTTGAAATGAATCCCAACAGCGCCCTGGCTTGTAAGGTAGGCGATGTGGTTGTCGTGGCCAGCAGCCCCACGTCCGGCTACAACACCAGCCATCGGGTGTTGGAAGTCGTGGATGACTTTAACATCGTCACTGACCAGTCGTGGACGGCCGACGCGGTTGGCGGCACTGCCCAAGTACAGATTCCTTCGGCTGAGCAGGAACTGTACCGGGTGTTTGCAACCATCACCGGTGCGAGCCCGCTGCACGCCAATTTGGATATCACATTCAAAAATCAGGACGCTCTGCCCAACCGCAACATCGGCGTAAACCGTAAACTGTACGTCAAGCTGGCCGCAACCGGCACGTACCGCATCGCCGTGCGCTCACATGAAAGTATCGGTACCGGAGCTTAAGACTAAGAGGAGTTTTCCATGGAATGGTGGAATGACCCACGCGAATGTGGCGAACTGGCTCCAGAACAAGGAAACTTTATCAAACCGTTCAACCGACAAGTTGAAGTCACCCCGGAGATCATGACATGGCTGGAAGCTGATCCGACGTCTTCGAAATGGAACTTTGGTCGGATCATACGACGCAACAAGGTCAAGACGATTAACGTATTCAGTCCCGGTGGTCCGCGTTTTATGATCGGGCTGCCTGATGGCACCAATCCGGGTGATGATGCCGACGTTCTCGATCGCTTGGTCGGTGAGGCCAACACGAAGCTCAAAGTTTTCGATGCTCCTCTGCCTGAATGTTTTCGTGAACAACCGTAGAAAGGTAAATCGTGCAAGTCAGGTTTCACAGATTCAGTCCGTTCCGACCGCCAGGGTGGCGGTTTGATCGTGTGTTGCAGATGATCGACAACACGCCGGTCAAGCGATGCGTCAAGAGCGACGACGAGTACGTCCGACGGTTCAGGGAATTCGTGCTGCGATACCGCTCGGCTGATCAGGCTACGCGGGAGCAGCTGGCTTGGCGCGACTTGGGGGTCTTCCTGGCTTACCAGCTGTACTCCGAGCAGCAGGTCAACAACCGGATGATCACTATCATCGAGTCCCGCATTCTCAACGGCTGTACCGACCAGGTCATCGCCGACGAGCTGGGTACACGACCGGAGATGATTCGGTGGTATTCCGCCATGTTCTTCGACGTGCGTGGGCGGTTGAAAAACACCGGCTGGATTGTCGACCGCGTGCTGATGCCGGCGTACGAAGCCGCCATCAACGCCGGGCTGGATCAAACGATGAATCAGCCGCAGCGCAACAACAATAATGACCCCGACAATCCGCAGATGATGACGTTCAGCCGCTCGCCGCTGAGTGAACCGTTTTTCGACCCGACGACCAAAATGTTCGCCTACTTCGGCGGGCCTGCGGTGTTGGACTACATCCTGCAGTGCGGATTCCACAAAGGCGTAATCGCCCAGGGCAAGGACGACGTTGCTCCGTGGTTGGACAATCATACGTTTACTCGTTTGAAGCACCGCTCAGCGATGGCTGCGCAGAATTTCGAAGTCAATCGCTTCAATGTCATGGATCTGTTTCAGGTGCATATACAAATCAAGACCATGGAACAAGCGGCGGCTGGCGACGGTGTGCCGCAAAGCCAGCTGCTCAGCAACATCGCCGCCACGCTCAAAGGATTGAACTGGGCGGTCGGTGAAAAGGGCAGGAAGCTGATTACTGGCAAACCGGTGGAACGTTACGACGACGCGGCCGCAGAGCTGCGTACCCACGAAATGCTCGAACTTTCGTCTGGGCGAAAACCGCGTACAATGGACGGCATCGAGAAACTGGCATTGCCAGCGCCGAGAAAGCCGACTGGTCAGGAGGACCAACATGCAGACGCTCAGCAAGGAAGCTGAAAACAAAGTCATTCTTGCCGTCAAGCAAGCAGTGACCTTGGTCGATGAAGACGAGATGTCTCCTGTCGATGCGATCGAGAAGATCGCCCGCGACTCCAGCTGGGGTCCGGACATGGTTCGCTTTGCATCGTACGCCTACAACACCGGGCGGCAGACTTACCAGCGGCAGGAGAACGACAATGCCCTGGAAAAGTTCGCCGACTTTCCCCTGGCAGATCCCGACCAGGTAATCGATCGCATCTGGCCCAAGCAGGTCAAGACGGCAGCCGACGAGGCTTACGCCACCGTGTCAAACGAGTATGGCAGTGGCCCGGCGTTCTTCCTTGATCACAATCTCCGCCAGCCGAACGTGTCGATGATCAAGGCGGCTTCAATCCAGGTGGCCGGCCTGCTCAAGACGGCTGACCACTGCAAAGAATGCCATCGTCCGATGGAGCATTGCACGTGTCCCAAGAAGTCGGCATTGTCGCTGGCGATGGGTCTGGACGAGAAGTTGACCAAGCAGGCGGCTGACGCCCGCGTCAACGCCAGCGACGCTTACCAGAAGCTGATCGGAGCCATGGGCGAACTAGGTGACTACTTCCGTCAGTCGCCGGAGCGGCATTTGCCTTTCGCCCTGGTGGAAAAAACCGCCGAAGTTTATCACGGTGCCAACGGCCAGGCGGTGATGGACTGGGTATTCACTCGTAACAAGATGGCCGAGAACTCGCTTCGAGGCGACAGCGTCAACTGGGGCAAGCAGGTCGTCGCCGTCGAGCCGCAACAGATGCCCTGGTCGGCGCTGACCCGCTGCGTCAAGCTGGCCAAGGACGTCATCCAGTTTCGCAATGCGGAAGCCGCCGCCAAGACGGCGGCCGAAATCCACAAGCAGGATATCCTGGGTCCGCTGATTCACGGACCAGTCAAGGACGCGTCGTTCAATCTATTGACTAAGTCGGCAGCCACGCCGATCAAGCTGATGGACATGGTCAGCGACGCCAAGAATCTGTTTGGAGAAGTTCTCAACCCTTTTAAGCAGGAGTCCGGTGATCCAGTAGCCGGACCCTATGAAGAACTGGAAGATCCCAGGCATGCCGCCAAGCTGCAGCAGATTCAGACACAGTCGATGCTGTCTGACATGATGAATGATCCCGTGATCGGTGGTCATGAACCCGACGAAGTGCTGCACGCCTATAACGAGATCTCGCGGCTTACGCCCCGTGCCGCTTCTCAGCCGGCGCTCATGCGTTCGCATCTGCAGCGATATCTCCAGGGCAACGTCCAACCGTTCGAGCACGGGCAGATGCTGGATCTTGAAAAAGGTCTCAAGGATACCCAGCCGGCTCCTGTTGACCCGATGCCTAAGCCGGCAGCTCCGCAGCCGGGCAACGTCAAAAAGTAGGATCAGATGCCGCTTGACTTAAAAAACATGACCGTCAAGGAAGCCAGCGACATTCTGGCCAAGCGAGCCTGCGCCGTCCGGATGGTTAAAAAGGCCGGCCTGAAAAAGACCGGTGCGGCAGCACCGGCAGCACCGGCAGCACCGGCAAATCCGTACGCTGTCGGTGGCGATTCACTGCTGGCTGGTCTGGCGGGTGCCGGCATCGGCGGCGGCATTGGCATGGCCAGCGACTACATGAACGACGAGCCCGGACGCGAAAAGCATCCGTGGCGCAGCGCCTTGACCGGAGCTTTGGCCGGCGGTGCCATCGGCGGCGGTCTGCATTACGGCTTGAAGCAGCTGGGCAATTACATGAACCCGCCGGATGGTTCAGCCACGAAGAATTTGCAGCAAGCCCAGGAACTCAACAACGCACAACAGGACGCAGCCTGGCAAGGGCACTCCAACGCCGTCAAGCTAATGACTGATTTTCCGCGTGGTCTTAACGACATGATCAGCAACGCCGGATCTAACGTGGGTTTAGGTATCGGCGGTCTTGCCAGCTGGAATCTAGTCGGTCGCCCGGCCTACAACGCGGCCATGAACAACTTGCATAAGGGTGTTGACTGGCTGGGGCTAAGAGGCGGCATAGACTCAATGGTCAACACCGACGCGTTCATGAAAGGTATTGAAGGCAAAGTACCGCCTGCCGTTTATAAGACGCTCGTAGATGGCGGTCGTAACGTGCAGCTTGCGGCAATTCGGGCCATGAATCCCAGCTCACCGGTGAGCGACTACTCTAAATTCACGCCAGAGCAGACCAAATTGCTGCAAGACACAGCTGCATCGCACGGGCTGGGCGATATGTCCAAATCAACGATGCTGGCCAACTCGACTGGGCAGACGCGGGCCAACCACGTCGCCAGTGCTACGCAGTTTCTCCGTGATCTGTATGATCACGAACAGCAAGGCGGCGTTGGTTCGGGATCGAACATGCCAGACTACGCCACCCGAGCAGACGCTTTTCACCGGCTGTTCAACGACCACATGGCTACCGGTCCGGCTGCGCCGACGCCTCAGTCAGCCGGCATTCTGAATACCGTGCAACGTTTGGCCGCCGACCCCAAGAGCCCGTTCCCGACTGATATTATGGCAAACGTTAATGCCGAGCTGCCGCTCGGTATTCACGGTGAAGCTCTGCCTGGTGTTTTATCAGCTGGCCGTGGTCTTGCGAAACCCAGTCTGTGGAGTCGTGGAGGCGGTACGGGAGCGCAGATTGCGGCGACGCTGGCAGGTCCGTTGCTATTAGGTAAAGGCTACGATCCGTACGTACAACAGCGCAATGCCACTTTGGCGTCACATCAACAGTACATGCAGGAACATCCCGAAGCCCAGGCTATACTGGACAAGCTGCACGCCGCCCGTCAGCATCAATAGCAGGAGTCGATGATGATCAAGATTTTCAGCCCGTCAGGATGGAATTGGGACCAGCCCATTGCGCAGATGATCAAGGTCTCCAGTCGCGGTCTGATCGGCAGCGATCGCAGCGACTTCATAAAGCTGGCCGGGGCTACGGCTCCGGCGTTCCTGGACATCCTGGACTCCATCAAGTTTGCCAAGGACGAAGTGCCGGTTCACTTGCTGGCCATGGGCTCTACCGAGAAGTGGGGACCTAATCGCAACGGCGACGGTTGGACCGAGCAGACGCTCAAGGATTATCACAATACGTTTGAGAAGTACGCCCGCTGGTATCGCAACCACCAGAACAAAGATCCACGGCTAAGCTACGGCCGGGTGGAAAAGTCGGCGATGAATCTGCCGATGAGCCGCGTTGAGCTGCTGGCGGCGCTCAACGGAGAGAAGTCGGCGGCGGATCGCAACGGTGGCTTTGTCGCCAGCCGAGAGCTGGAGAAGCTGGCTAAGGACGAAGACCTGGCAGTCTCGATGGCTTGCCGGGTGCCTTTTGACGTCTGCAGCGGCTGCCAGCACAAGGCTCGCACCCGTGAGGAATACTGCACCGAGGGAACCTGCAAGTACGGCGGCTGCTCCAAGAATCTGGCCAAGGTCGCCTTCGACGGACACATCCTGCACGTCGATAATCCGACGCCATCGTTTTTCGACATTTCTGACGTGTTTCGGCCGGCTGATCGCACGGCCTACGGCACCAAGGCTGACTGGCTGGAGAAAGCCGCCAGTCACCAGGATTTCATCCCCGGAGCCGAGATGGCTGAAATGCTTAACGTCACTGCGCCGCTGGCGGTGTGTCTGAGCCAGGATTTTCCCTACAACTGGAATTCCAAGCTAATGGGGCAGACCAAGCTGGCCATGGCGCTGGCCCGGCAGGAACAAGGGATGCGGCCGTCCGAGCCGGTGCGCAAGAGTTTCCACCCTGTCGTGCAGGGAACGATCAGCGACGAGCAGCTGGCCTTGCTGGGCATGCCCGGCAGCGAAAAGGCTGCTGCGTCATTGGGAGCCCTGGCTGATCAGAAGGTGATGTTGACCCTGGCCGACTTTGCCCGTTGGACCAGCCGACCGGATCTTGTCAAGGCGGCTTCGGTCTGCCTGCCGGGTATTTTCACGACGATTGCGCAGAATCCCAAGTTTGACGCCCGGTTATCGTTCAACAAATATGCGTGTTCCGACGCTGTCGCCACGACACCGATCAGAGCCCTTGCTCGCAACCTCCAGGGGTCTCACGGGTTGACCCAGGATGCGGCTGCCGAGCGTGCCATGCGGTGCGAATTGCGGCATTTGCCGACCCCGGAATGCAAATCAACTTTAGAAAAGTCGGCTTCGGACGTACCCGGTGCCGGCGAACTTGCCGAGGACTACGGTCTTTACAAACTGGCTGCCTTGTACAGAATGGCAGCCAGTGACCACGACTTCCATTTGACAGCGTCCCTTGCTATCGGGCAGAATAAGGTGATGTGAGGCCGAGCCTCGGCCGATCAGCAGGATGCAATTTTAGGAGACAAGGATGTCTGCTCAACACCAGCTTTCCACGATCGAAGCGTATCTTGCTCGCGTGGAATCCAGCGCCGCTTCAACGATTGCCAAGACTGCCGAGGCTCACACTGAACCCGGAAGCATCGGCGGCGAAACCACTCACCCCGTGAAAAAGGTCGACGACCGGACCGAGAAAGCCAAAGAAGGCTTCCGCTCGGCCGAGAACACCAAGGACGTCAAGGCCGACCAGGGCAAGCCCTCGGTCGACTCCACACCCGAAGCCGGCACTGCCAAGTCCGGTGGCGTAGGTGAGCCGGGGACTGCCGAGGCCGACCAGTACAACATTGGGCTTCGAGCCACGCCGACCGGGGAGGACGTGCCCAAGACCAAGACCACCAAGGAAGACAAGGGCTACAAGAAGCCCACCACCCATCCGGCCCGCACCGACAACAGCGAACTCAATGGCGGCAAGTACGCCACCGATCTGGCCAATGACCCGCTGCAGAAGCTGGCCGGCGAGATCTCTTCGTTGGGTGAGCTTCTCTGTGCCCAGATCGCCAATGAAGTGCAGACCAACGTCACCAAGGAAGGCGCAGCTGCCCAGCCCCAGCAGACTGCCCAGCAGGTGGCTCAACCGGTCAATCCTCAACTCAGCCGCCAGGCAGGCTGGGAACTGGCCGGCTTGATCGACGGCACGATGGACAAGGCTGCCGCCGACCGCATGGTGCAGGACACCCTGGTGGAAATCATCAAGGAAGCCGAATCCGATGCCGATCGCGTCATTAACTACTGCCAGCAGCGTGTGCAGCAGCGGGTGAAGGCCGGCGGCGACGGCAAGGGCGAAGACGGCGGCGGCGCTCCTCCTCCCGGCGGTGACGAAGATCCCGCAGGCGGCGGCGCTCCCCCTCCCGGCATGGGCGGCCCTCCCCCTGGCGCTGGTGGCCCGCCTCCGGGCGGCGATCCCTCCGGCGGCGATGACCCTTCTGGCGGCGGTGGCGGCGATATTCAACAAATCATGGCCATGCTGCAACAGATGGGCATCACGCCCGAGCAGTTCATGCAGGCCTACCAGGAAGAACAGGCCGGCGGCGGTGGTGCCGGTGGCCCTCCGGGGGCCGGTGGCCCGCCTCCAGGCGCTGGCGGCCCTCCGGGCATGGGTGGCCCTCCTCCGGGAGCCGGTGGCCCGCCTCCAGGCATGGGTGGCCCTCCTCCGGGAGCCGGTGGCCCGCCTCCAGGCATGCAGGTGGCAGCCGCTGACGCCGGTGTCAGCGAACAAGTTAAGCAGGCGGCCCGAGCTTATCTCGTTGAGGTGATCGGCCGCAGCCGTCAAAAGCAAGCCGCTGCAGCGGCTGTCCGGTAAGAAATCAACCCAACAAGCAGCATGGAGGCTGTCACAATGAAACCCGAACTCGCAAACAACATGCTCCGCTTCGTAGAAGTGTCCAGTGCGCTGGGTAAGCGTGCAGTGGACGAAGTCACGGAGATTCGCGGAGCACAGAAGACCGCCGCCGAGCGGATTCCCGGACTCGTCCAGCAGATGGTCGATTCCGGCGTTCTCGGCAAGAATCAAACCGACACGATGACCACCAAGCTGGCCAGCCACAACGAAACGCTGGCCATCCTCGGTTCGGCCGTTACCAAGCTGGCGGAAGCCAAAGCCGAACTGGCACAGCTCAAATCCGCCCATCCCAAGGATCGCCTGGGTGCCGCCGAGAAGCAGGCATCTGACGGCGGCTCGGTGTTGCTGGAAAAGCTTCCAAACACCGTCGTGGTCGGCGCTCACACGTCGAACATGATGGATTCCGATCGTCGTTTGTTCAACGGGCTTGGTCTCGAACGGCTCGTCAACAAAGAAGGATAAGTTTTCACCAACGAATTAGGGCCTCCAAGGATGGATGGCTCGTTTCCAACTGATCACGGAGGATCTTAAAATGGCTGCTCCTCGTCAAATGACTTCCCAGACGCTCAACCCCCTCAAGGGCTGGCCGCGTCCCAATGCTCTCGATTTCGAGGGCAAGTTCGATCCGTCCGTCCAGACTCGTGTGCCGCCGGGGGCTTGCTGCTCCCTGAATGCCAATGGCTACGCGGTCTTGGGCGTGGGTAACAGTCCGGTCATGCCGCTGTTCAATTTCCAGGCGTCGGATGACCCCGACGTGCAGAATGACGGCGGTGATGCTGCGACCACCAAGGACGTCTTCATTGCCATCAATCCGACCGGCGTGCTGATGTTCCTGGTCGCGGTCGGTGCCTACGAGTTGGTTTCGACCAACTACGACGACACCCAGACCTACCCGCCCAACACCCACCTGACCAGCCCCCTGGTCAACAGCGGTGCGGTGCTGGCAGGTATGCTCACGCCGGGCACGCTCGGCACGAACACGATCTGCGGCGTTGTGTCGCGTGGATTGGTCGACAACGGTTATGGCTATGAGGCGGTTGCCTTCTGGCCTGTGTATCTGCCCCCCAGCGCCTAAGCTGATGGCAGAGTGTTTCATGCCGCCAAGGATGGCGGTGACTTTTAACTGATCACGGAGGATCTAAAAATGGTTCAGCTCTCCCCCGAAGAAACTAAGCTGCTGAATCAAACGCTTTTTCAGCAGCTTGGCTCTCGTGATAACGGCCTGATCAAACAGGCCGAAGATTCCATCAACGACTTCACGCGTACGAAGATGCGTGAAGACGGCTTTTACCGCCGCATCCTGCCGGCCACGCCCATCGGCAACGATGAGCTGGACCGCCAGGTCGACACCGACAAGCCGGTCAAGGTGGTCGACAAGGAACCGAATTCGCCTGCTGCCATCAGCATCGCGTTCGCGACCTTGCCGCAGAACCTGTACATTCGCGGTCCCCGCTACCGCGTCATGTTCGACCGTATCGTCACGCCCCGTTTCACCAAAGACGTGGACGAGCTGCGGACCTGGATCATGGACATCCGCCAGGTGCTCAGTGATAACGCGATCAAGGACATGTTGGCAGAGGAAGATTCTAAATTCATCCGCGCCATCAACACCGCGATCGTCGGCCCCGGCCTGGTTGTCCCGACCAGCGGCGTCGTCCAGTACGAAGTGATTGCCGGTGGCATCACCCGCGATACGCTGGAAGATGCGATGAAGATCATGCCCAACACCCCCAGCTCGCTGGAGGTCCACACGATCCTCATCAACCACATCACGATCAAGGATGTGTGCAAGTTCGGCCGCAACGAGATGGGTGGCGACCTGTCTCAGGACATCATGAAGAACGGCTGGACGCTCCAGGAGTTCATGGGCAAGACCTGGGTGATCACGATCAAGAAGGGTCTGGTCCCGACCAACACGATGTACATGTTCAGTGATCCCAAGTTCATCGGCAAGTCCTATGTGCTTGAAGACACGACTATGTACATTAGGCGCGAAGCCTTTATGTTGGAATTTTTCGCCTATGAGACCATGGGCGGCACGATTGGCTTCACGTCAGGGCTGGCCCGTGCGGACTTTGTCTGATTGACTTCGCTTACAACTCTGACTAGACTTAGACCGTTCGAGATAATTCTCGAACGGTCTCTGTTTTTAAGGAGTTCGTCATGGCGATTCATTCGGCAGATGTACAACGAAGTCGGCGTGAACGGGGTTTATGTTGTTCGTGCAGTCAACCGGCTTTACCGGGAAAAGCTAGATGTCAGTATCACACAGATGTCGCTAAGCAAAAAGATCACGAGAAATATCTTCGACGCAAGCAGACCGGTTTATGCGTGACGACTGGCTGTACACAACCGGCCGGTGTTGATTCAGTTTACTGTGATCTGTGTCTTATAAAGCAACGAAACCGGCAGATTATGACTGCTGCCGAACTTGCCGTGCAATCTCAAGCGATCAAAGAGACCGAATCCGCTGAGCGGCTTGCTCAGGGGATTTGCATCGAATGCGGCGCGTTTTACATTGATGCCGAGCAGGATCGTTGTCGGTACTGTTACGCTTTGCAGCTGGAACGAATCGAAGATATTCCGCGTTACAACGCTCGTCTTCGTGCCGGTCTGTGTCAAAGCTGCCCGGCTTATGTTGAACCGGGGACTGTCCGATGTGATCAGTGCCGAGAAGTAAGGCGGCAGAAAACAGCGGAGCGACAGCAGGCTGGCAAATGCACGCAATGCGATAAACCGACCAACGGAGTCAATAGGTATTGCGACGACTGTCGAGAAGAAGACAAGAACGATTACGCTAATCGGAAAGACAAAGGGATTTGTGTTGCCCAGCACTGTGATCAACTTGCAG